CCATAAAGAACAGGTTCTTCGTGGTAATTTCTTGGTATACCTTCTTGTTCACGGAAAACTCGTGACCATTCATCGGTACGTTGATCATAGACTCCATCGAAGCATTCGTTAAGGATTGGTTCAACGATACTTCGGAAGTCCGTACTACGCATTGGAGCTGCCATGTTTGATTCCCCTTAAGTTAAATGCCTGGTACAACAGCAGCGATTTGACGGCGCGCCATTTGTACTCGTACGATTGTATATGCATCACCCCAATCATTGTCGGGATATGGTGCGATGTCTAAAACTTGAACTTGTCCTTGTGTACCTGTACCTAATACTGTTGCGGTAAGTGTAGCTTGTGACAAGCCTGTTACGTTAGAGCCCGCAGCAAAATTTGAGAAATTCATGTCTAGGCCAACTGCTGTTTGAGCGATTGAACCTGTTGATTGAATTTCATAAACAATGTTAGGGTCGTTATAAAAATACGCTACGCATGAACCTGTTTGGTATGCTGTATTAGCAGGCCAATAGTTTGATACGCGACGTCTACCTGTTGTATCTGTCCACTCTACACCTGCAAATGCACCTGAGACTTGATTACCTGTAGCTGTAACAGGCTCAATAACGCCTGAAGCAGCGATGTATCTTACAGGCTGTCCTTTTAAGATGTCACTTGCAAATCCTGATGCAATACCGTTGGCTAACGCTTGAGCACGATCCAAACCTGAGGGATGGAACGCGGGACGTAAGCCGAACGGAGCTAATGTTGCTGTCATATATTACTCCTAAATTAAATATTAAATCTGCTCTACTAAAAATGTGGAGCAGGTTTCGGTTTGTCTAAACTATCCATACCGTCACCTTCGATTGGACCTAGGGGTTTTCCGTTACTGTCGCGACCGCCAAGCTGTTGCTCAGATTGAACGCTAACTTTTTTCACTTCATCCTGAGGAGCATCGTGGTGGAAATGAATCATAATGTCTTGATACGTTTCTTCAGGTATCTTGAACAATAACATTTCATTACACGCGATATAACCTTCGTGATCACCTGCCTTTACTCGATAATTTTCAAACCCTGGTATCTCTTCCGATTTTACAGGTTGATAACCTAGTCTAATTCTTTTATCGATGCTGTCGTAACTATTAGTTGTTGACAACCAACACAAGTGCCACCCCTTCAAACTTGGGACGTTGGGTAGTGCGCTTTGTGTCCATTCATCTGTCCACATCTTACGACGCTCTTGGGATGATACGAACGTATCCTCGGGTGCCTCACGAACTGAATCATGACTCGCGCGATTTTCGCGTCCACCTGCTGATAATGATTTTTTTAAACGTGAATCCATTTTAATTCTCCTATATTTTATCGTTGACTAAGTTTTTCGGTTGCATAACGGCGAATCATCTTCGCCCTCTTATCGGGATCATCCCACATGCCTGCATCTTTCATGGCTCTGACTTGTTCAGGAGCTAAGGTAAATGTATTCTTACCTCCACTACTCGACGCACTTTCCCGACCCGAACTTGTAACAATGTTTCTAGGTCTTCTTGTAGATGGACTAACGCTTTTTTCTACTTCACCAATATAACGGTGCGGTAAATATTTTGCAAGCCTATTATCGAGTTCTTCCCAATATTCTTGTGATTTTGGGTTCCAACCCTCTTCTGCCATGCTCTGATCGATAGTTAATGCTATTTTTGAGTCAGAATCACGACCATTAGGGTCATACCAAGGGTTTTCAGACATCCAATCACCTGCGTAGCGAGCTACCATTGGATCAGGCGCTTGAATAGTTTGTTGTTGAGGCTGTTGAACAGAGTGTTTCTTTAAACCTTCTAAAGATTCAAACTGTTTTTTAGCGTCATACCACATTTCTTGAGCTTGAGTGAGCATGTCACCATTACCCGTCTCTGTAGCTTCTTTAATTTTCTGTTTTGCAAACAAAATTTTAGACTCTTGATCTTCAATAGCCTTATTTATGCGTGCAATCTCACCGCCTTGGGTTTTTCTCTCGACAACAGACAATCTTTCTAATAATTCTTGGTTTTGTCTTTCGAGCATGTGAAGTTTAGTGTCTTTTTCGACTGAAACTTGCTTGTGATAGTCTTTACGAGCACGTCTTTTTGCTCGTTTAGCTTCACGAACAGCTTCAGCGTCAGGATCAACTGTGCCTCCATCGGCTAACTCTTTCTGTCTAGCTTGTTCATCAGCTTCGTCAGAATCTTCTTCTACTTTAACGTCGGGAGAAGGGATGCTTTCAGGTAATTCAATAACAGCTGAACCATCAACCTCTTCTTTAACGTCAATCATTTCATTTTCTTTATCTTCAATCATACAAATGCCCTCATTTCTAGTGGATTAGATGTTAATTTAGCAATAACTTCGTGGTCATTCATAAGCATGAATTGCACGACGTCGTCTTGATTGATGGCAATTTCCCATCGATCACCTGTCCATCGTGGTACGCGGACGTAATCGCCCAAATTTACCCACGAACCTTCGGGCCATGACTCCATTGTGTCGCGTTTTTTAAACGCTAATGGACCTATAGCCACTACTTTCCCGACAGGGTTTTGTGCTTTTTCTGTATCCCTAGTTTCTTCGGCTAAAATGATGCCTGATGACGTCATTTTTTTCTTTGGTAAGCGCATTTGTACTAAAATTCTTGCGCCTAACGGTACAGCACCAGGGTCTACAACAGGAAAAGCTTCCCGTAAATCAGTTGAATCACCAACTACCTGTGTGTCACTCATAGTTCTTGTTCTTCCTCTTCTTTTAGAAGGTTATTAATAATATCTATCGTTGTTTGAAGTCCCGCATATTCTCCGACTAGTCTTTGATATGAGTCGTAGTTAGACGCGGTACCTTGCGCTAACGCCTTCTCTATCGTTACCTTACGCGCCTCTACAGCGCTAATAACATCGGAAATATATCTCATGCGTTTTCTTTTTTGATAGCACTTGATTCAAAGTTGCCATGATCGCTATTTGCTTTTGGCATAGTAGCGGAACCTGACTCTTGAAGTGTTTCACCGTCTAACCATGCGCCGTGGCTAATACGCTTACGCATATTAACTAAGTCGCCTGATTGTTCTTTATCGGTCGTTGCCATAGTTATCTCCCTAAGTTACGTTGAGTTGTTTCATTTAATTTAATCGCAGTTTCATTCTGCTCTTTACGCAACCTAAGTTCGTCAACAGTAAGTTCTGCTGTCTTCAATCTTTCAGTTGTTAAATTGTTTTCGGCATTCATCGCAATCTTGACTTGTCTATCTTTCTCGTCTTGAGTCATGTCGTTTTGTAATTTTTGTTGTGCTATTTGTAAATCACCTTGATCACGCGTTGCACGACGTTGAGTTTCTGCCATTGAAGCTTGTAGTAAAGCTTGATCAGCAGGATCAACTTGTGGTTGTGGAGCAAACTGTGACATCACTTGACCTAATTGCATTAGTGAAGGTGTGACTTTTGCAAACACTTGTTGTGTATCAAGTTTGACGTGATCGGAAGCCACCGCCATAATTTTGTCAATCTCTCTAGCAAACTTACTATCTTCATATTTTTCAAGACGTAGATTAGGATCTGCTGTGACGTAACCTTGCATTTGACTTGTGTACCAAAGCATCATGTGTTGCTTGATGTGCTCTAACACTTGTGGAATAAACTTAGGAGCAATTAAATTGTTAGAACCTAAGTTAGGATCAAGCGCAAAATTCAAGTGAGATTGAATATGTGCAAGATGATCTTGTCTTGGGTATGCGAATGCAGGTTTACCTAAAGCCATAGCTGAGTTTTCATTTGCAGAATCTTGTTCTACAGGCTTAGGTGCATTAGGCATTAACTCGTTCACACCAGGTACTTTCATTTGTTTTAATACGCGTTGTAGAACAGCGTTAACATCAAACGCTTGTGGATATGTTTGCATAAGTTGTAACACAGCTTGGTTTTGAGCCATACGTTGTGTTTCAGAGAAAATATGCGGATCAGATACAGGAACAATGTCAGAGTTGCGTTTAAAGTCTTCGCGTGTAATTGGAAGATCTAAAACTAAGTCACCTCTTTTTTGTTCGTCAAGATACCAACGATTGATACGTCCGAGTACCATGAGGACGCGTTTCTGTGAGTCATGAAGTCTTGCGTGAATAGATGAGAATACTTTTGCACCTTGTTCAATCAATGCTTGTGTTGTACCTACAGGAGCGTTGGCATTAATATCTTTAATCTTTTCTTCGGATGTAGAGACTACACCCTTAGCCGCGCTGTCTAACCATCCTAGTAATTGGAACAATACAGGTGACGGTTGATTGAATGGCATAGGCATTGCAATCTTACGAACGTCGTCAACACCAGGTGCTCCTTCTATTTCAGTGACTTGAGTAACTTCGATTTGTTGAGACTGCCCGCTAATCTTCGCACCTTTGAGTTTAAGCATTGTAGCGGAATTATTAATATGAGCAGTATCCAATAGAGCACGAAGAGCGCCTGTGAGAGCA